AATCCTGCGCCACACACCAAGCAAAAATAACCATACACATTGCAAGGTCATCATTACAACCGTCTTCAGCGGCATATGAGTTATTTCTGGAAATGAATGTAGTGAGTTCCTGGACAATGTTGAAATCACAGAACTCTAATTTCTTCTCCTCCACCAGAGCCTTCAGATTGGAGCACCCGAGCTTCTTCGTGGCTACGCTCATCTTTACGCCTAATTGTGTTTTAGAGCCGCTGAAGCCCGCTCCAAGCTGCTGTCCTGCTCTTCCACGCATAGCACACATCATTACGTTAGGATATTCCAAGTCATAATTCAAAATAGAGGCAACCTGATCACCAATATCATTGACTTCAATAAGAACGTGAGCTTTGTTATATGATTTAGCAACTCTCTCAATGATACTTGGGAATACCATAGGTTTAATCTCATTATCCCTATACTTGGCTACTACTTTGTATGGGAATGTGGTTGTATCAAAAACAATAAACGCAGAGAAATCTTTACCAACTCCACGAGCAACGTCAGCAGTTATTACATATGTGTGGTCATCTTCGGGGTCTGTGAAAATATCTAATCCTTTATTTTGCCTAATGGGGTCTGTATACTCCATAGATCTCAAAGCCATTGGAGATATTAGTGTATCAACAGAACCAATGAACTCACACTCAAACTCAACCTTAAACTGTTCTTCACTTGTGTTCTTAATGGTTGTCTCTTTCCACACATCGTCCCTACCAGGAACCTGTGACCAGTGAACTTCAATGGGATTATAATCATTCTTCCCCTTTTCAGCATCATTCCACATTCGGTAGAAGTGGTTCATACCGTGGGGCGTAGAAACGATAATAACCTTTGTAGATTTACCAGAAGTAATTGTTGGATATACAGAAGCGAAGAACTGGTCGGCAATGTTGTTTTGAACGAACGCAAATTCGTCCAAGAAAATAATGTTGAAGGACATACCACGAACAGCAGATGCTGATGTGGAAGCAGCTAGGATAGTGGAACCATTCTCAAGTTCAACGGAACCTTTGTTCCAAGAAATAATACCGTGCTGTAGCCATTGTGGTAGGTTCTCATAAGCCAATTGTAAACGTCCAAGAATCTCTCTCGCAGTGGACGCTTTATTGGCTAGGATGCCGATGGTAACATTATCGTTGAAAATTAGGTAGTGAAGTAGAAACGCAACGCAAGTCGTAGACTTACCAGTCTGACGAGGCATCTTACAAATAGTAAATCTCTTCTCGTGGAAACTCCGAATCAAGTTTTCCTGGAAGTCATATAGCCTGAAAGGAATAACACCGTGGTCCAGTGATACGATCTTAATATAATTCAGAGCAAAATAAATTGGGTCTTCTTTGCACTTAATATACTCCATCACCTGTTCTCTTGAGAACTGAACAGGCACATTAGTCTTTTTTAGATTTGGATTACCGAGATACTGTGTATCAGCCATATTAAAAAAGCTCCTATGTTATGTAGGGCAGTTTATTATGGAGTTTTCACATAAGGTTGTGCGGGAGGTGCAGGAACACCTGGAACATCACTGTATCTAACATAATCTCCCCCATTTGGTGTTGGCTGGGGTGAAGTTGAGATTCCTGCGGTATCACTATACCTTTCGTAGTCGCCGTTAAAGTTTAGGTATGGCTTAGTTTCCCAAGTACTACCTGGATCAACAGTACCTGGAGTTGTAGTTGGTTGGGGCGAAGCTACATCACCTGGTGTCTCATCATATCTTATGTAGTTTTGATTTGACATCTTACCTGGATAGTTTAATAATATTTAGAAGAAAAATAAACGCAAATAGGCAAACAACGCCTTCGTAGAAATGACCCATTGGGTTAAGAAGTATAAAGACGCATTATATATCATTCTTTATGAATGTACATTATACCTAGTGTGGGAACCATAACAAGTGTATAGCATAGTAGTCCTAGGAACCACTTATGTCCTATAGCGTGTATCAGCATTTCCATTTTTTAAGTGATAGGGATAGACGGTCATCGCCAGTATTATTCTCTGGCTTTTGGCGCTTACGCATTCCTTTCATTCTACGACAAAAGGAGTCCTTGCGATCTCCACCCTCTGGTTGTGGTGCTTTTAGGTCACTGCCGGGGTTCTCTCGTTCATAGGATTTGCGTCCCTTCTCGTTAAGCCCCCCGGCTTTATTCTTTCCCTCTTTTCTAGTCCAAGCACCCTCATCAATATTTTGGATAAAGTCAGACTTTTCTAGATCTGCTTGTGTTTTTTTGACTTTATCTAGGGCATCATAGCCATCTTTTTTGGCTTTTTCTCCTTTCTTATCCCATTCCTTCTTTTTGGCTTTGAGATTTGCTCTCATCCTATCAGCAATAGCACCTTCACCCATCTGCTGCTTCCAACCACTCATAGGCTCTGGTGAAATTAGGTCTGTTATTTCAGCAACCATATTCCCATCAACATCAAGAATCTCTATTGATTCCTTCTTCATCTTTGCCTTTGTTTGCTCCTTGCGCTTTTCCGCAAAGTTATCAGCTAAAGCCTTAAATCTTTTTCTATATTCTGGATCAGTTTCAATACGAGACTTACCTTCAGCACAAAATTCTGCGAAGGTTTTACCTTCCTTTACACAGTTGGGGACTTCTTTACCATCCTTCTTTTTTGTACCTTTGGCTTTATAACCATCCCAGCAAGTATCAGCACCCACATTCTTGCGAGCGGTCTTCATACCTTCACCAATATCTAGTGTCTCGGGATAGTCTTTGCTACCTTTTTTAGCGGGGGCTTCACCGCGCTTACGTTTAGCGTGGATATTATCCCATAGACCCTTTTTCTTAGCCATATCTAATAACAGGATTTAATAAAATAATGTGAAAGGCTCCAAGAACTGCATCGACGACATATAAAGCCGTCCTTCATTATATTGCCCTTCACACTTATTTAGTCATATGTTTTTTTACCACCTTTAAGGTATCCAGATCCCTTCTTATCATAGAAACGAACACCTTTCTTCATACGAGTAACCGCAAGGTCATCATTCTCATCTTTATATTTCTGACGTTTTTTAGCGTCATCAGCAGCAGCTCTAAAATCTGACAATGTTTTCTCCTTTCTTTGTCTAGATGCACCTTGCATTGATTTGTCGGCATCTGAAGGTGCTTTAGGCATTCTAATACCTTCCGACATTCCACCGTCTTCCATACCGTGGTTTGAATCCATTGTAGTGTCTTCCATATCTCTTTGATCTAAAGTATAATACCGACCTCTACCACCTTTGGGGCAAGTGCAGTCAGTTTTTGATTTGTCACACTTCTTACAGTGCTTTTTATCCTTAGAAGCCATAGTCTTACGATTCTGGTAGTTTATTTATCATTCCTTCTTTAATCATCTTCTGCAATTCTGTTGTAGAACCAACAAAAACGGAATTGTTTGTTACATTATTTTGAGTATTGGTTACAGAAACCTCATCCAAGTCCTTAACCTTCTTCTGAAGGTCTAGGAGCTTCTCTGCGACCTCTGCCATACTTTTGACGCCATTGATGGCTACTTCATAAGAACGGGCACTGTCGCCCTCCTGGGCTAGTTCTAGGGCACCTGCTACGGCTTCCTGTCCCTTTTCCATTAGGCTGTATAGATTAGCCCTAGCATACTCATAATCCTTCTGCTTATCATTCCGATCAGAAACGACAAGTTCTTCCTCATCATCAATCCGAGTTAGATCATAGGTCTTTGGTTGCTTAACAATCTCAGACTTAATATTCAGAGCTTCATCAATGGGATCGAAATTACTCACAGGAATATGGGGTTTACTATGTTTATTTATCAGGTGTATAGTCTATATTTTGTGTTGGGCTATAGACCTTACTATCAAAGAATAGTTCAGTCTCTTCATTAAACCCAAAGTCATCATCGGGACCAGCGTCAACTGGTTCAGGTGTGACAGTATATCTAACCTCTCTAACAGGAGGTCTTTTATGTGTTGTATGATAATCAACCTGAACCTTCCTAATAAGACCATCACCAGTCTCATCAAGAGGACCGAATAGATAAGTTTTAGCAGTAAAGCTTAAAGTATACAGTAGTATACGGCGACTAGCAAAGTCACCTTCATAATCATCAGTAAAATTGATTGAGTTTAGGACAATTGGAATATCTCTCTTCTCACCAACCTCTTCCAATAAATCAACCGTTGTTGTATATGCTGGCTGAAAGTATGGAAGAATCTGTTCTACAATCTGCAAACAATCTTCATTAAGCTTAGCCATAATGGTAAGCTCATATTCAACATTATACGGAACAGGTAAGTATACTTTCTGTAACTTTTCACCCCGATCAGTGGTCTTAAATGTCTGTGTTGGCTTGGTTTTTCTAGTCGCATCATAAGAAATCCCAGTCATCTCAAAGGACATTCTAGGTAGAGTGATCTGTGTTGGCTGATCCAACTCACCCATTTGATTCAATCTAGCCAAAAACTTTTGAGTGGGTCCATAGCCAAGACCTACCTTCATAAGATTGATTGTTTTATCAGCGTTATTTACTTTTTGAATTTTGATATTATTAAAAAGATTACCAAAAGCAACGGTAGTCTTCTTAAATATTCCGTGATAGAAATATTCACCCACAGCAATAAACAGTATCAGTATGCTTTATTTATTCAGTATATTAGCTATTAAGTTTAAGAGACTGAACTTCGGCTTCAAGAGCTTCAATTCTTGATATTGATTCTTGTAAAGCAGCAGTGAGAAGTGGCACTAGTTTAGACTGATCAATACCTTGATAATCAGGATTTCCTTCATCATCAACTGCATCCTTAATACCAGTCACTGCCTCAGGTACTACATCTTGGACTTCATGGGCAATAAAACCATCAACAACTATATTTGGTTCAACCTTGAAATTGAAACGGCTTGGGTTTAGTTCTTTTAATCTACTAATTGAATCATCTAACCGAACCACATTTTCTTTTAAACGATAATCTGAACCAGTATTATAAGAAACGGCTGCAGAAGTAATACTGATAGTACCTATTTGAGTTCCTTGTCTTCGTAATGAAAATAAATCTCCAGTACTTGACCTATTAGCAAAGTATGCAGGTCCATTAATTCGACTTGCATAAACAGTTCCCGTTGTATTAGCTCTAAATCCATATACACTATTGTTTACTCCGGGTAAGTCTATAGGCTTACTAAAACTATCTGATACATATAATGACGTATTAGTAAGATATACTATACCTGGATCAATTATCATACTTGATTCTAATGTATATGTCTCTTCCATATCTTTAATCGCTTGAGAATAAAAAACAATATCACCATCAGGCTGTAATGATATCTGTGACGCTCCAACCTCCCCATTAATTCTATTTGATTGCCATTCATTATTTTCATCTCGCCATCCATTACAAACCAAATCAACATTAAAAGACCCCTGAGTTCCCAAGAAACCCAAATTAGCCACACCATAATATGAAGAAGTGGAAGTTTGATTTGAATTTAACCAAAAATCATTAGGAGTAGAAGCTCTAACAGTCTCAAGATTTAATTTGCCCACAATCAAGAACTATAAACTTTAATATATTTATTCACCAAAAGGATTATCGGATGAGAAGTAATCTTGGTTAGGGTCAAAGAACTGGTTATACTCACTTGTATCTACAACAACATCAGCTTCCTCTTGGATTCCATCATTCTGACTGAACCCATCTGCTGGGGTCTGATCTGAATTGAAGTTTTTCAATGAATACCTAGCACCACTCTTCTCACCTTCAATAATCTCACCTGGCTGGAAATTAACAAAGTTCTTCTCTGGGTCAAGGTTAGTGACTTCTAATTGACAAGTAATAGCATTCCAACCACGCACACGTGCTTGCATACCAGATTCTTTACCTATAATAATCTCATTGTAAAGGTAAGCACCTTCACCAGAAGTTGCTGGGGCAGATACTACAACATTAATATCATCTTTTAGATCAGCACCAGGATCTTTAATGATTGCGGATACAATTTTTTCCCCGTCAGTCAATGCTAAACCTTCGGCTACTGGGTTATTATCTTTATCATATACAATAATCACAGCATCTTCGGGATAACCAGCACCAGCATTAGTAACCTCAAAATCAATAACACCCAAAGATTCCTTATTGATTGTTGCTCTAATGATCGAATCTTCGCCACCACCACCAATAGCAACTACCTCTGGGTCTTCAATATAACCAGAACCACTACTAAATGTAACTAGTTGCTTAATAGCTGGCTCAATAATGTTTGAGTCTGCTTTAGTTAATAGTGCGACAACATTAGGCTCAACCCCACCTTCTGGGGGTGGAGTGATATAGATTGAAGGAGTTTCTCTAAAGTTATTACCTTCATTTAATATAATCAACTCTCTAATGTAACCAGTACCCAAATTAGCAGTAACCTCTGCTCTATTACTTAATGGTACTAGATTTAGTGTATTGATGAAACCTTTATTAATGATAGTAGTATCAATCTCATCAATAGAGGTATTGAGAATTTCATCTTCATATTCAAATAGCTCACACTGCAATTCGTAGGTATATCCTGTACCTAGCTGATAGAATGGCTGTTCGTGCTCTACATATTTGATTTCAAAAAGTCTTCTGCCTAGTGGGAAATAGATTAAGTCCCCTTCTCTAGGTCTTTGAATTGTTTGAAGTGCTCCATCATCGGCAGCAGAATTCATAAGATATAGCATCCTAGAATTCAAGAAAGGAGCAATATAATTTTCATATCGCTCTCTTGATAAGGTCAAGGTGATCTCGTCTTTAACTTGGATACCAAATTTAGACATAATATCACCCTGACCGCCGTAGCCATCAAAGTTGTTGAGGTAAGCCTCAATAATAAAGTAAGATCTGAAGGCAGAGGAAGTTACCTCCCTCATAATGGTCGCCTCCCTAACAAAATTACGAGGAATGTAATATACATCCATACCATACATTCGGATCTGCTCATTAATGAGATCCTGTTGTAGGTTTTGCTCTTGAGTGGAGCCGTGTAAAAAGAAAGGATTGACGACCATTGTAATTAACCGACGAAATCTAGGGGTGGTAGTTCATAAGTGCTAGACATATCGTTCTTGATTTCCTCAAGCTCTCTAACACCATCATCATATAACTGTCTTCCGTTCATCTCAATTCCACCAGGAAGTTTAGTGCCCGTGAACTTAATTAGGTTTTGACCCCATTGCTTTTTAATAGCAGCAACTAGATACTTTTTAACCCAACTGTCATTGTAGATTTGGCAGAAGTGCTCTGGATCCAGTGCCCTATAGCAATCAACAATAATAACTTGACCAGCAGATAGCCTATTCCAATTAATATCTAGGTACAGACGATCTTGGCGTTTGTTGAAGCGGATGATTGATGGTGGGTTGGCTAGGAAATCGTAGGTGGATTTCCACATCTGTGCCATGTACATACTGACCATATCATAACCTCCCCACATACCCATACCACCCAGATAACCATAACCAGAACCATAGGGTGATACACCAGGACCTAATCCGGCACCAGGAAACCAATTATAACCATTACCACCAGTTGCTTGAGGTGGAGTGAAAACTTTTTCAATACCAATAATATGGTCTGGGATCTGGATGTAGTTTGAGTTTTCTACATACTGATTTACAGTAGGACCAGTGGCTCCTGGATAAGTCTGGGAAGCAGTACTAATACCTGCCTGGAAGAATGGGTTGTAATCCGTTCCCCTCTTGATATCATCTTCAGTGAATTCATACTTTAGATAAGTACGAATAACCCCATCGTAGTGCCTCTCCTGGAAGTGCTGGATAGTATCATCAAGGATATCATCTAGTTGCTCATCAGCAACGTTAATCTCCAATACAGGGGCACCTAGACGCCTTAGAGCGTACTCTACAAGCTCCTGCCTTGTACTTGGCTTAGCCATCAGAAGAAACCTCCATCTAGAGTGTCTGTAAATGCTGTATTTTTAGTTACAGGATCAACAGTAAGAATACATGATGATGTACTTAGCTGGCATGATTCAACTTTCTGACTAAAAACTTCACCATTCCACACAGGAACAGATCCGTCTTGGATACCATTAAAGTCGGTATCAGTTAGACCCTCTAGTGAAGATGGAACTCCATTAGAAATAACACGGACAACATTTCTTTGTCCAATTTGATCGAGTAGATTTGCCATCAGAAAGACCTCTCGTTATCTTTACTAGATGGGTTAGTTTGTACCCACTGTGAGCTATCTTGATCGGTGTAGTAGATGTACATACGACCTTCGTGAGTATTCCACCAGAGATTTCCTTCGATTGGATTTTCTGGGGGATTTGGACCAACAGCAACTGGTGGAGTTGATGGTGGAATAATTCCTGAATGCATGTCTGTTACTCCTGGATTTACTAGAGCCATGCCCTCAACAGCTCGATAAATTTTACCGTCTGTATTATTAATCAATATGACATCATATACATATCTACCCTCCCTGAGGACAGATGTTTGGGCGGCGGTGAGTCTAATGATAATTTCACCTGACTTTGGATTTAGAATGGAAACATCGAATCCCACTCCAAATTTAGCACCAGAATGCTTTCTTAACTGACTTACACCTCTAAATTGGGTTAAGTTAATTGGAATAGCAGTTCCAGCGTCGTCCAACTTAAAGCTAGCCGAAAAGTCAGTACCTTGATCAATAGTAATGTTTGATACGTAGGCACTAGCCATGGAAGTTAAGTTAATTCTATACTATTTCTATTTATGAATAATTTGTTTTATCAAACATTTAAGCTCTTCAATCTCAGCTTTAGCATTTTCTAACTCATTACTTAAACATTTTAATGTTTCGTTTTTTGATTTAGAAAGTGCTCTTTTCGTAATATATGCCTCATAGGCATCTTTGTCTGAATTTACAATAGAACCTTTACTAGTCCTGTAGAGGGTGTTATGTCCCTCTACTTTCACTCTCTTATCATCCATTATGCTAGTGCGATTGCTCGGATATCGTTTAGTGAAGGTGGTCTAGCCTCATTGGTTCCGCTGAATACAATCTTCAACTGGAAAGCTGAGAATTCAGGTAGAGAATCGATCTCATAAAGATACTCAAGATCCTCAAAACCTGATGGACCAATTAAGCGACTAGAACGAACTTTCTTATTGGGAAGACCACTGAACTTGGATGGGTCAATGATTTTATCACCAATACCATTACCAGTAGTATCTAATAAGTTGTCGTACCCAGGGAATAATACCCAACTTGGCTCTGTGCTTCCTTGCGCATCAGCACCAAATAGTCTATAGCAAACACGGAAATCAGCCGTCTCATCTCTATAGGCAGTAAGAATTACTTTGAGAGATGTTGCTGGATTATCCAAATCAACCTTCTGCGAAACATAGATTGATGTATGTGGATCACCAACTAGTTGGTTTGTTCTTGGGTCATCAGCGTAGTTACTTATGGGATTATTGAGAGCAGATCTAGCACTAAAGACTGTCGCCTGATTTATATCTAATACGGGACTTAAGTTTTGATCGGAGCTTCTAAAAGTCAAAGCCATAGTCAGTGACTTATTGTTAGGGAGATCCTGTAAGTACTCATTCTCATTATATATTGATGCTATCAATCTAGGGGAATCAAATTGATTAAATGAATTTAATACGATAGGCTCACTACCTTCATCAATAAATGATGCCTCATTACCCCCCGCACTAGTTCCTGTAACAGTTCTCACCAAAGTATCAATTTGGGTAGTTGCGCCAGGAGTAAGTACCCCAAATGCAGGGAATAGCGCATTATACTGGAAGTTTTGCGATGATCTAACAGAATTTCCACCAGATTGTTGCTCTTGGTTGAAACTTAGTTGTGGTGTATATGGAGTAATTCCAACATCAATAGACCTAACTCCACGATCAATCTCCAATGGAAGAGTATTAAAATCTCTAGTATTTCCTAAAATCCGATCTGTAGGTAATTGATGTTCTGTGTTAATTCTCCTGAGAGAAACACCACTCAACTCATACTTGAATACCCTAGATCCCTGATCATGAATATTGATCAATGTTGAATCAACACCACGGGAAGTAATTCCCAATGTGCCGTCACCATTGTCTGTATATTCCATAATCTCACCACCAACCAGTAGATAACCAGTACTACTAGAAATACCTTCAAAAGTGGAGAATAGATCTGGATTGACAACGGTAATTTGGTTAGATGAGATATCAATACCTTCAACCAAGTCAGTACCCAATGTATCAGGTAAGCATCCACTGATTCTAACGATATTGTTATCAGCCATCATACCGTGTGCTGCTAGATCTAGTACAAATACTGATCCAGTATTCATAGGATCTGTAACTTCACTTTCTGCACTAATAGTAGCACCAATGGCGGTTAGAACATTACCAACTTCATCATATGAGTTGAGTGAGTCTGTAATGTTAATTTTTTCTCCAATAACATTAGTTAAAAATACAGTATCGGTATCTCCGACACTATCAACAGTGATTACGGCATCACCACCAGAACCTCCGACTAGAGAAGTTGTAATTCCTAGCGTATCTCCAACCAGATATCCACTACCCGAAGATGTGATTGATACTAGACCAACTTGCCCACCAGTAATAGTAACGTCAGCTAATGCATTGATTCCATTAGTATTGATTGGTGTTAGCTCTACTGAACTATATGATCCATCTAAGTATCCAATACCACCTTCGGTTACAGTGGATAATGATACTCCAGCACCAACAAATTCAACTTCACCAACAACACGAGGAATATTATTAACTCCTGATGCAGTAGAAGCTAACTTTTCACCAGCTTCAAATGCATATGTAGTTGGTTCTACAAATACAGTTAGTTTTCTTGGTAGAGTTTGAATTGGGTTCCTATCAAGATCCGTTGTTTCAAATATTGGTGGGTTGTTTAAGAATACTGTGCCAGTATCAACAAACTGTGCCTTATACAAAGTAAACTTCAAATCTTCAAATTGTGATGGCGTCCAAATAGAACCATTTTGAGACTTAAACAATGAACCACCCAAATACTGCTGTGAAATAATAGCAGCACCACTTGCAGCACCCTCAGGTGTAGTGAGATTACTTTCACCCATTCTAGCAATCCAAGCTGTATAATCATCAGTAGTTGGTGCTAGAAGAACAATTGCATATGTTACATTTGGTTCCAAGTAAACTGGGGATGGGAATGTTATTGGAGTTGGTACTGTGGCATCATCAGATATTAGAACTTGATCTGGTGTGAGAACAACCTGAGCAAAATCTTGAATGGGGGAAGTTAGAGGAATACCCAATTCGGTCTGTCTAATCTGAATAGTAAGATTATCAGTTTCAGATTTAGTCTTCATATAGATATCTAAACCTGTCAAGAAAGCTCCCGTCCCATCAACAAAAAATGTCTGTGCTAATGGGTCACGTGGGCGAGGAAGTCCACCATTCCTTATGTTAACATTAGTAACTCTAGTAACATTTGTTTGCGGTCTAACAGTAACAGTTCTATCAATAACTCTAGTGAAGTTATTGGTAATTGTACGGTCAATAATAATAGGTGGTGGTGGTGGTGGAAGCTCGCGAATATTTACAGATTCAGTTCTCCTATTTTGGATGGTACCACCTGAAGTAAATGATGCCTCTGCGAATGAAATGATAGTTTCACCTAACTGTGGCTGCTCATTAGTAGGACTAGATGATAATCTAAATGTCCTTATACCAGTTCTTAACCTAAAGTTCGGAGCTGGATCTGTATATGGATCCCTAAAGTATATTGAACCAAATAAATCACCGGACACATCACTAACTAATCTTTGGTTAGTAATTACTGCAATAGCACCACTTTGATCCCCAACCAATCTCAAACCAGGACCAATCAAACCAAAATATCTTTCATCGGATAGATTTGATAGAGATTGAATATCAACATTCAATACTGTTGATGATGAAGAATAACCATCAGAAATTAATTCATCTCTATTATATGGATTTGTGGTAAATCTAGTAGTTGGACTATTGAATGGACCAGTTTTGTGATTCTGTACAGCTACACGAGCACTGAAGATTGGCTGATTGTTTGCACTGATAATTACTGCCTCTCCTACCTGGAAAGTACCATTCTGCATTGTAATTTCGATAAGCTTGGGTACAAAGTCAATACCACCAGAACCTTCAAAGAATGGATAAAATCTAGTTAATGGTTTGATCTCTCTCGCACTAAAGGCAACATTACGCTCCCTCATAAATTGAGCAACCTCAATACCCTCAACAAAGGTTCTATTAAAGTCTTCATCAGACTCGCCAAACACATCGATTTGGCGGTTTCCGATAGATCTAGTTACAATAAAATCATCACTAGCAGGATTTAGAGTCATTCCACCATCATATAGAATGACGTTGAATGGGTTTACATTTTCAACACGTGATGCTAGTGGCTGATTCAACCATTCAATCTGATTGTAATTTAGAGTAACTAGGTCACCAGTCTTTCTAACATTTGAATCTATTAGAGGGAAGTCCTGATCTAATGAGAGGGTATTGATATCAATACCACTTTCGGGTTGAAGTTGCATTGGGATTGATGCAAATTGTGTTCCAACTTCAAGAGTACCTGTAGGTCCTACAACAACTCTAGTCTCTGGATTATCAAAATCAATAAAGTCAGTATTCCTAAAGTCATCTGCAAAGAAACCACTCTTAAATCTATCATTACCATCAGCATCAAGAACTTGTAGTGATTGTGTTTCTCTTTCAAGTAATGATAGTGAAGTGACTTCCTCCAGTGTCTCAATACGATCTTCCAATTCACCAATATCACGCATTGTATATCTTCGATTGTCTAGTGTGGTGATTGTAATATCATCAACGTCATAGACATATGGTGGATATGTAATACGAGCTATTTCTAAAGCAGCTTCAGCACTCTCTGGTAGTTGAGGTAAGAATGCGGGGGCACCCATAACCAACTTTAATTCACCCAATGTGTTTAGAACTACACGGTCCTTTCTACCAACAAAGTAGTCATATCCAAGAACCATACTTTCATCTGGAGCAGTTACTAGAACTACAGTAGACCCAGAAGTAGCAAAATCTCTAGATTTATAATCAAATGGTGATGCGTCTGTAGCAGTGAATGGAGCAACGCGAGGACGGAAATCTAGTGTATCAGAAGCACGTAATCTACCACCCCTCAACATAGGGACTCCAGTAGCAAAGACTTCTTCTACATATGAGTTTGCTGTATAGAAATCACCATTATCATCAGCGGGTACTCCAAACTGATCGAATACAATCAATAGCTTTTTATTTGGAGCTGCTGCATTTCCATTTCTAATCAATCTAGAGAAGTCATAGAACTGCTCTCTCTGACCTTTATCTAATGTATATTTTGAGGTAATATCATTATAATTACCTGGTTGTACTATCTGTAAATTAGTCTTTATGTTTGACTCGGAGAAAATAACTTCCTCTCCAACCTCAAAACGAGATTGACCAAAGTACACAATCCTCACATTTGATGGTGAGGTTGTACTTACCAATTTAGCCACAGTTCCGCTTACAGAACCCAAGATCAATTCACCCTGTACGGTATTTGTATCTAGTGATAGACCATTAACAAAACCCAATATATCCAAAACTGGATCACCGCCATCAAGTGATTCATATACAGCACTAATAGATTCAACATCAGCAACATTTAATGAGATTTCCTCATCATCAACACGCAATCCATAGAATTCATTAGAAGTTAATCCAAAATC